AATGCAAGAAGGTATAGTAAGATTTTTACTAAAAAATAACAATAACCTTATTTAAGAATATTTATATACAAAAAAGAATTGTGGATAAACCAGTAGTTAAGAAAACAATAGTAGTATATTCGGGTAGATTTCAACCTTTCCATAAAGGACACTATGCCGCATATCAAAAATTAGTATCAAAATTTGGTGCTAATAATGTTTATATTGGCACATCCGATAAAACCGATGGTGGTAAATCTCCATTCAATTTCAAAGAGAAGGTTGTTATAATGGGTAAAATGTTTGGAATTCCGCCAAGCAAAATTGTAAAAGTATCAAATCCATACGCTCCAAAAGAAATATTAGCCCCCTTCGATGGTAAAACTACTGCATACATTGCCGCAGTTGGTGAAAAAGATGCAACTCGATTAGCGGGAAAATACTTTAAACCATATAATGGTAAGACGGGATATGGTTATGATGAGATTGGTTATACTTATATTATACCACCTGAATCAAATCCAATTAGTGGAACTGATGTAAGAAAATGGTTAAGTTCGGATAAAGCTGAAAAATTATTTTTAAAAGCATATCCAAAATTCGATAAAGAAATTTATAAAATGATAACTAGCAAATTAATAAAAGAGGAATTTATAAAAGGTTATCCATCGAAAGAGGATGTTAAAAAGATACAAAAGAAAAACGATGATATTCGTTCAGTAGCAACTACTGATGATTCTTATGTATATGACCCAATTGCGGAACAAATAGCAAAATTAGTTTTAGAAGCTGATGATTTTATTGAAGAATATTTCTTAGAAGAAGAACCGAATCCCGTAATGGATAAGGAAATTAATTATACTGCCGCTGATGGTAAAAAGAAAAAAATCACTGTAAGAGGCGCATTAAGATTACCAAAAGACCACGAAGCACATATTCAGGCGGTTAAAATGGTTGGACCCGATGCAGAGAAGGGTGTAGATACAAAAGCACAAACACCAAAACCAACAACACCATCACAACCAGGTCAACCTGTTAAAAAAGGTGATACTGAAAAGGGTAAAATGGATGGCGCCCCAAAAGGTGGTGAAAAGCCGGGAGAGCAGGCTCCTCCGCCAGAACAAAAACTTAGTGGAGCTGAATTAAAATCTTCCGCTGAAATGAGCCCCGAAGATAGTAGAGCTAAAGAAGTAGAAGCAGTTTTAGATAACGCTAAAAAGAAATTATCAAAAGAAGATAATGCATCAATTGATGTAGTAAACAACCCAGAATCCAAAGAACGAAAAGGAGCAATTGATGTACTAAAAAAAGCAGCATCTTATATTGGACATGGTATTCAGCATACTTTTGAACACAACAAAGAAATGTTTGTAGGTACTGCTAGTGCTATAAAATCATTGGCAAGCACCGGACGATTCGGAGCGGTTAAAGATTCGGAAGGTAAAACTAAACATTGGGATGATTTCACAGAACCCGATTCAACTACAAATAAGAGAAATGCTTTTGGAGTCCGTGAACCCAAAATGAAAGAGGTTCCTGTTTATAAAAAAGATAAACACGGACATGATGTAGTAGATAAAGATGGAAATAAGGTACAAGATACAAATTGGTTAGGAAAGCCAAAAACAACAAAAGAGCCTGTATATAGAGAAGATTTAACACCAGAGCAAAGAGAATTAGCAGAAAAATCGTGGAAAGAAAGTAAAAGACAAAAAAGTGGTCTTAAAAATCTTGCAAAAACATCCGCATTAATACTCGGTTCAATTGCAGTTACAGGTGGATTAATAGGTGGTGGAGCAGCTGCTATGAAAGGAGCAAGTGCCAGTGGTATCGCACAAGCAGCCGGCGCAAAAATAGCAGCCAAATTTGGAGGAGGGCATTTGGGTTCATATATAATGAAAGATATTGTAAAACATTCTGCAGCAGAAGCGCTGGGAGCTAATGCACTTCAAGCATCCGGCGCCGGTATTGCATTAGGAGTGGCTGGTATATTTGAAAGTAAAGATAACGAAGAAGGATTTGATACTAAAAAATTCATACCAAACTTTATAGAAAAAACATTGGAAGTTATGCAAAATTATAAACTTTCCAATGAACAAATGTTGCAAGTAATTGCACGATATAAAAGAGAAGCACCAAAAAACACAGCGGCAGATTTAATGAAAGAAGATGTTAATGTAGATGTTGATAAAGGCGATGAAGTTTTGATGGGTAAGTTTAAAAACAAAAAAGTTACCGTTAAAGACATTGGAACTGATTCACACGGAATGCCAACAATCAATGGTAAGCAGGCAACTACATTTAGAACTCTAAGTGAAATCAACAAAGGATTTTTTAAAGGTAAAATTAAAATAGGTGGACAGACTGTTGAAGTAGAGGTTGAATTAATTGGAGCTGATAATAAAACGAGAGAGTTTGTTACTAAAATAATCGGAATAGATAAAAAGTATCAATCCAAATTACCAATTGGTTCTACGTTACCAATACCAGCAAGATTATTTAGACATGGTGGTTGGGTAAAAGTAAAAACTCCATCAGCATTTAACGAAGTTGGTTCTGGCGATTGGCACTATAAGGCTATTATGAAAATGTACGATAGAGCTAGTTCTTTTGGCAAAAAGAAAATAGCATCAGTAGTATCGGCAGACCCAAAAGCGGATAGACGAAAAATTGAAAGAGATTTAAGAGATTCTGATTACGAAGAAATTTCAGATTGGTCTGATAAATTGGGCCTATACGAAAACGCAGAAAAAAAAAGTAAAGCTCAAATTATAGGTGAGTTTATAAAATTTGCAAAAGAAAGATTAACACTAAATAAGTTTCCTTTTCAAATAAGATTAGTAAAGGATAACGAATTTGCTACAACATTTAAATCATTTGGTGGGTATGACCCGAATACTGATGAAATATATGTGTATGTATCAAATAGAAGTATGCCTGATATACTAAGAACATTGGCACACGAATTGGTTCACTTAAAGCAAAGAGAGATTGGGACTGTTGGAAGTTATAAAGATGGTGAAACAGGTTCTGATGTAGAAAACGAAGCAAATGCAGCAGCTGGAATTCTTTTAAGAGATTTTGGTAGAAGAAACGGACACATTTACGAATCAAAACAAATGATTAATGAAGGTGGTGCATATGGGCATATGAATCACCCTTTTGATATTTCAATGAACCTTACATTTGGTGATTTGAAAAAAATCATCAATAATGCTTTAGATGGTAAGTTGGGTGTGGTTAGAGAAAAAACCGATGGACAGGCGTTAGCAATCAGTTGGAAAAATGGTAGATTGGTTGCGGCTCGTAACAAAGGGCATTTAGCAAATGGTGGGGCAAGTGCATTGGATATGAGTGCATTAGCATCTAAATTTGGTGGTAGAGGTGCATTGAGTGATGCATATAATTTCGCAATGAGAGATTTATCCGCAGCAATTAGTGGATTGGGAGAAAAAGAAAGACAAAGTATATTCAAAGATGGTTCAGCATTTTGTAATTTAGAAGTAATCTACCCACAAAACGCAAATGTAATTCCTTACGGACAAAATCTATTAGTATTCCACAATGTAGTTGAATACGATGAGAAAGGAAATGCAATTGGTGCAGTAAAAGGTGCTGAAAGTAAGTTGGCGAATATGATTAAGAATATAAATAAGCATGTACAGAGTACATATACCCTACAAGGACCTCCAATTACTAAATTACCAAAGGATGAGAAATTAAGTTCTCAAAAAAGTAAGTTCAATGGGATGTTATCGAGATTACAATCCGAATTTAGTTTATCTGATAAAGATGGTGTAGCTGAATATCACTATGCTTGGTGGATGAATTTTGTAAATAAATCAAAAAAGAATTTAGCACAATTAGAAAAAGAAGGATTGGCAAGAAGATGGGCATTTGATAATAAATCATTTACAATCAAATCAATCGCTGATGAAGATGCTAGAAAATGGGCTGATGGTGTGGATAAAGATGCTAAAGATAAGATTATGAAAGGAAATCTTCGTAAATTTGAAGATATCTTTTTGGGAGTTGGTGCAGAAGTATTATCGTTTATGAGTTCAGTATTAACTGCACAACCTGATTCAGCATTACAATCTATTAGAACATCATTGGAATCATCTATATCTGATATTAGAAGCGGTGGTAGTGAGGCACAAATAAAAAGATTAGAAAAGGAATTGGCTAGATTAAACGCTATTGGTGGATTTGAAAAGCTAGTTCCAAACGAAGGATTAGTATTTTTCTACAAAGGAAATACCTATAAATTAACGGGCACATTCGCTCCGTTGAATCAAATTTTAGGAATTTTTAAGTTTGGAAGATAAATCTTATATATATGTATATATAATAAGTTATAAACAATAATATTATGAGCAAAAGAAAAAGTTTTGAACAAAAAAATAATTACATTCATCCAACCCGTAAAAAGATAATTGATACGGTATTTGGTAGAGAAGATAATACTCAAAGAGTGCATGGTTATGAAGGTGAAGTAGATAGTGAGAGAAGTGTAGGTGAGATTTGGACTGATAAGGAAGGAAAGACTTGGGAGCAAAAGGAGGGATACAAAATATCAGTTTCTCAAATGGATGATGTTAGACAATATTTGGAAAAACTAAGTAATTGTCAAGCTGAAGATTGCTATACTATACAATATAGTAATGCAGATAAAAAACTTATTCGTAAGACTGGAAAGTGTGCTACTTGTTTAGCAAAAGAAGAGAGTGTATTACGAGCAGATGGAACATATCCATTTTATGAAGATTATAAAATATCAAATAACCAACTATCATATGTCATCGATTTGAAAGCTCAATTCGAAGAAGCATTAAAGGGTGTATCGCAAACATTAGAATTTATTAATGAAGATGGTACGATTCAAAAATGGCATTATGATGTTGATATAGAAAAAGTAAAAGAAGATTTACAAAAAGATATCGATGGTGCAACCGAAGCAATCGAAGCTCTATTGGAGAGGAAAGCAGCATTAGAAGATAAGTTACGTGAATTAAATCACCCAGAGCTTATAAAAATTTAAAAAATTATGAAAAAATTTGTTAATTTTAAGAACATTGCTATCGTAGCATTGGTAATTTGGATTTTGTTACAATGGTTTAACCCAGGTGGAATTATGCCAGGCGGTAGAACTATTCGTATTGATGGTAAAAAGTATGAAGTATTAAAGCATACAATCGATACCATTGAAGTTGAGAAAGTAAAAGTAGTAACCAAAAAAGGTGAAGATATTGTGCATGAAGTAATTGATGTAGATACTTTAGTTTTAAAAGAATTGGTAAATGTAGATAGTGCAGCTATTCTTAAAGATTATTTAGCAAAGATAGTTTACAAAGATACATTGGTATTGGATGGTGGATTAGGAACTATCGCCCTTACCGATACTATCACAAAAAATAGAATCTTAGGTAGAACTTGGGATGCTAAAGTAAAAGAAAGAATTATCAAAGAAGAACTTATTGTTAAAGAGCCAGCTAGAAATCAAGTATATTATGGTTTAAATGGTGGATTTAATAAAGCTGATGTTGTTTCTTCAGTAGGAGCAGGCTTAATGTTAAAAACTAAGAAAGATAAAATATATCAATTTACTTTAGGTGTGAACAATAGAGTTGTGGATGGTACTACCGGTGGATTTTCTCCATATGTTGGGTTTGGTACTTATTGGAAGATTAAAGTAAAAAAATAATGAGCAATCAAGTTCAACAAAATACTAAGAACTTAAAGCAAATTATTGCTGAAGAATACAAAAAGTGTGCGCTAGACCCGATACACTTTATGAAAAAGTATTGTATGATTCAGCATCCGGTGAGAGGAAAAATACCCTTTCACCTTTATCCTTTCCAGGAGATGTGTTTAACGGATTTTAAAGATAATCGTTTCAACATTATTCTTAAATCACGTCAGTTGGGTTTATCAACTCTTTCAGCAGGATATATTCTTTGGAAAATGATATTCAACCAAGACTTCAATGCGTTGGTTATTGCAACTAAAGTAACTGTTGCAAAGAACTTAGTAGAGAAGGTTAGGGTTATGCACGATTTACTTCCTATTTGGTTAAGAGATGGTTCATCTGCCGCAGTGGAAGATAACAAACTATCACTTAAATTAAAAAATGGTTCTCAAGTAAAAGCAATCGCATCTTCACCTGATGCCGGACGTTCTGAAGCCCTATCACTATTGGTTGTGGATGAGGCGGCATTCATTAGAGATATCGATGAAATTTGGTTATCAGCACAATCAACCCTATCAACGGGTGGCTCTGCTATTATCCTTTCTACACCAAATGGTGTGGGTAACTTCTTTCATAAAACTTGGGTAGCAGGCGAAGCGGGACAAAATGGATTCAATTGTATTAATTTGCATTGGACTGTACACCCTGAAAGAAATCAAGCGTGGAGAGATGAACAAACTCGTATCTTAGGAGTTAAAGGTGCAGCACAAGAATGTGATTGTGACTTTATTGGTTCGGGTGATACCGTAATCGACCCGGCGTTACTAACGTGGTATAAAGAAACTTATGTAATGGACCCGGTTGAAAAAAGAGGATTCGATGGAAACCTTTGGATATGGGAGCATCCAAATTACAACAGACAATATATGATATCTGCCGACGTGGCGAGGGGAGATGGTAGTGACTATTCTACTGCTCAAATCATTGATATCGAAGATTCATCACAGGTTGGAGAATATAGAGGTAAAATAGATACAAAAGATTTTGGAAACTTCTTAACTGCATTAGCAACCGAATACAACAACGCATTATTAGTAATAGAAAACTCAAACGTAGGTTGGGCAGCTATTCAACAAGTAATTGATAGAGGATACCCAAATCTATTCTATATGAGTAATGATTTACAATATGTGGATGTGGAAAGACAGATGAGTAATAAGTTTTATAGAAATGAAAGAAGTATGGTTGCTGGATTTTCTACAACATCTAAAACTCGTCCTCTAATTATTTCAGCATTAGATAACTACATTAAAGATAAAGATATCCTTATTCGTTCTAATAGATTAATAGATGAGTTATTTACATTCATTTGGCAAAGTGGTAGAGCTGAAGCAATGAAAGGATATAATGATGACCTTACAATGGCATTGGCAATTGGACTTTGGGTTCGTAATACTGCATTGAGATTAAGACAAGAAGGAATTGATTTGACAAAGAGTATGTTAAACTCCACAACCATCCAAAATAACACAGGAGTTTACTCTTCAAATTGGCAACAACAACGTAATCCATATGAAATGGAATTGGGTAGAGGAGAAACAGAAAACTTAACTTGGTTACTTCGTTAATTTTTATATATTTATATGTTGAAACTATTAAAATAAATTAAAATGATAAAATTAGGCGGACTTGTAAACTTAGAACCATTGAAAGAAATGGATAATCCATGTTGGAAAGGTTATGAGATGGTTGGAACTAAGAAAAAAGATGGTAGAGAAGTACCAAATTGTGTTCCTGTTAAAGAAGCAGAAGAAAATGAACCAACCGAATATGATGTAGAAAACGGACAAGATATGAAAGAGTTCGTTCAGTTTATGAGAGAGTACACAGAATATCTTGCTGAAGCAAATTGTAATTGTGTATATGAGGCTGAATATCAGGGTAGAAAGGTTAAGTTGGGTAAGCCAATGCAAGGTGATGTTAAGAAATTTAAAGTGTATGTTAAGAACGACAAAGGAAACGTTGTTAAGGTAAACTTTGGTGACCCTAATATGAGAATTAAAAAATCAAATCCCGATAGAAGAGCATCTTTCAGAGCAAGACATAATTGTGATACCCCAGGACCAAGATGGAAAGCGAGATATTGGTCTTGCAGAAAATGGTAATTTATTTGTTAATATCAAATAATTTCCATATCTTTAAACAAACTATAAAATAACAAATGGCAGATAAATCATTTTTCGGTAGGTTACAAAAACTTTTTTCAACAAAAACCATAGTTCGTAAAACGGCTAAAGGTGTTAAGGTGATAGACACTGATGAGTATCAGAGTATATCTACTAACCTTATAGACAGATACAATCGTATGCGTACACCACAATATAGTGGTGGTTTGATAGAGTCAGCAATGGCATATCAGCAAGTTCGTATTGATTTATTCAGAGATTACGATGGGATGGATAATGACCCGATTATATCTTCAGCATTGAACATATATTCAGATGAAGCAACTGTTAAAAATGAGTTGGGTGATGTATTAAAAATCAATTGTGCAAACGAAAATACAAAAGAAATACTTCATAATTTATTTTATGATATTTTAAACATAGAATTCAATTTATGGCCTTGGACTAGAAACTTAGTTAAATATGGAGATTTCTTTTTACAATTAGAAATTTCACCTGAATTGGGTATTGTAAATACAATGCCGTTATCCGTGTATGAAACGAGTAGAGTTGAAGGATTTGATACGGATAACCCTCAACGAGTAAAGTTTGTTTACTCACCATTTCAAAATCCTAATAGTATGATAGCAACCGCATCTGCTAAAAAGGAATATGAAAATTATGAAATAGCTCACTTCCGTTTATATTCAGATTCAAACTTCTTACCATATGGTAAATCTATGATTGAAGGTGGTAGAAGAGTTTGGAAACAATTAACGCTTATGGAAGATGCGATGCTAATCCATCGTATTATGCGAGCACCTGAAAAGAGAATATTTAAAGTAGATGTTGGTAATATTCCACCAACCGAAGTTGATAACTATATGCAAAAAATTATCAACTCATCTAAAAAAGTTCCATTCTTAGACCCACAAACGGGTGAGTATAACTTAAAGTACAACATTCAAAATCTTATTGAAGATTATTATATGCCGGTTCGTGGTAGCGATAATGGTACTAATATCGATACATTAAAAGGTTTAGAATACAATATGATTGATGATATCAATTACTTAAAAGGTAAATTGATGGCAGCATTGCAAATTCCAAAGGTTTATTTAGGATACGAAGAAGATATTAGTGGTAAAGCTACATTGGCAGGACAAGATGTTCGTTTTGCAAAAACAATCGAAAGGATTCAAAAAGTATTAGTATCAGAGTTAACTAAGATTGCAATCGTTCACTTATATGCACAGGGATTAGATAAAGCTGAAGATTTAGATTTTTCATTGGAATTAACTACTCCATCTAAAATCTATGAGCAAGAAAAAGTTGAATTATACACTTCTAAGATTGCATTAATTACTCAAATGCAACAAACTAAGATGTTTTCTAAAAAGTGGATGTATGATGCAATTATGAATATGACTCCTGAACAACAAGATGAACTGACAGTTGATGTAATCGAAGATACTAAACAAACATTCCGTTTAACATCAATTGAAACGCAAGGTGTTGACCCGGCTAAAGAAACGGGAACCGAAGAACCTACTAACGTTGAAGAAGAAATTCAAAAAATAAAAAATGAATTAGAGGAGGAAGGAAAAGTTGGTAGACCTGCAGACCCGGTTAGATATGGAAAGGATGACCACCATTTAGGTAGAGACCCATTGGGTATTAAGAGTTTAAAACAAAAGACTCAAAGGGAATCCAAAGAGATATTCAAAGATATGTTGGGTAACAAAAAGACTATTTTGATGGAAGATTTGGATAAAAAGTAATAT